TGTCTATCTCATGAGCGCGCTTTCCGCCGCCAACAACGAGATCATTCAACTAAAGTCCAAGGTTGCGGTTGTCGTCAACGCCGACAACAAGGCCATCCCGCCCCAAGGCACCACCATCGACATGGCGCAGATCCGCGAGCATTTGAGCGATCAAATCAGCAAGGTGGATCGGGAGAGTGCATTGGCTCGCGCCGCCATGACGCTCGACCGCGAACGTTCGATGGCGGCTATTGAAAAGAGCCGTATGGACATGGTGGCGGATGCCGCGCAGGCCCGCGCCGCTATTCGCTTTGATATGGCACAACTAATTGCGGCGCTCGACAAACGCATCACTTTGCTGGAAAAAGGGAAGTAGTCATGCACATGAGCCAAGGCGGTCTTGACGCCCTTCTCAAGAAATTCGAAGGCTGCAAGCTGAAGGCGTACTATTGCCCGGCTGGTGTCTGCACCATCGGCTACGGCCACACGTCCTCCGCAGGCGCGCCCGAAGTCGTTGACGGCATGTCCATCACGCAGGCGCAGGCGGACGAGATCCTGAAACGCGATCTTGTCAAGTTTGAAAGCGCCGTGACCGATCTCGTCAAGGTCAGGCTGACGCAGAACCAGTTCGACGTGCTGGTGGACTTCGCTTACAACGCGGGTATTGGCAACCTCAAGTCGTCCACGATGCTCAAGAAGGTTAACGCAGGCGATCTTGACGCCGTGCCAGCCGAACTGATGAAGTGGACCAAGGGCGGCGGCAAGGTACTGCCGGGGCTCGTCCGTCGTCGCCAGGCGGCGGGCGCATGGTGGAGCGCAGACCAACATGTGGAAGAGCATGAACACCGCACCGATCCCGATCCTGTTCCTGTACGAACAATGGCGGACAGCAAGCAAGGTAACGCGGCGATACTCACGGCAGGGCTTGGAGGTCTGGGCGCGGCTAAGGAGATCGCAGCGCAGGCGCAGGATGCGTCTGATGTCGCAAGTCAATTTGCGGGTCTACTTAACAACCCTAACTTTATCGCGATGGCTGCGGTCATCGGGCTTGGCGGCGCGATCTGGTACTGGCGCAAGCAGAACATGGATCAGCACGGTGTTTAGCCTGCTGTTCACGCCCTTGGGGCGCTACGCCATCATGGCGGTCATCGTCGCCGCCGCGCTGGGCGGCGTCTATTACAAGATCCGCAGAGACGCGGTGGCCGAGATCGAAGCCGCCGCGACCGAGGACATCTTACGGAGGACGCGCAATGCGGTTCGTGCTTCTGACGCTCTCGATCTCACTCCTGACCGGGTGCGCGAGCCTGACCAGCACCGTCGAGACTAACGCGGCGGTCTGCGACGTGTGGCGCGACGTGTCCTGGTCGTCCAAGGACACGACCGCCACCATCATCGAGGTCAAGCAGAACAACGCCCGCCGCGAAGGCTGGTGCGCTAGGTGAGCGCCATTACCTCTGGAAACGCTGCGTCTCCGAGGATCTCGCTGCGCTCGCGCGCTGCCCGCAGGATCGTGTAGCGTTGGTGCAGGCGAACCAGCACGGTGACGCGCTGCTCGCCCTTGCGCTCGTCCTCCAGCAGACGGCGGACGGCGTCCTCGTCCAGCGTGGGCAGCACCTTATTCAAATCGCGCCAGTTCATGCTTTCAATTCCTCAAGTGCTATGTCTGAGATCGCGCGCTTGTCTTGAAGCGCACCCCAGATCCGTTCGTCCACAGTTTTATTACACATCAGCAGATAGCACCAGACGTCCTTGGTCTGACCACCACGGTGCAGGCGCCCCACCGTCTGCTCGAACAGTTCCAGCGACCACGGCAGCGACACGAAGATGATCTTGCACCCGCCGAACTGAAGGTTGAGCCCATGCCCGGCGGACTTGGGGTGGATCAGCAGCAGCTCGATCTCGCCCTTGTTCCAGCGTTCGATGGCGTTGAAGTCGTCAATCGTGCGGGCGTGTGGGTAGCGCCGCTGCAACTCGGCCAGCTCTTCTTTGAAGTTGTAGACGATGATCGTGTTGTCGCGCTGGTTCTCGTTCAGGATGTCCTCAATCAATTCGAATTTGTGCGATGAGAACCAAACAACTGTCTGTTTCATGTGATACCGTCCCCGTGTTTCTGCGGCTATCTTACTGTTATTGTAGACAAATCCTGACGCCATCTGCTGGAGCTTGCTCGTCACGGCGGCGGCGTTCGCCGCAATGATGGTGTCCTCGCCGTATTGCAGCATCAGGTCGCGCTTCATTTTTTCGTACGGTTTGCGGTCGGACATGTCGCAACGCATTTCCACAACATTTAACTGCGGCAGTTTGTCGCTGTATTCGCCTGGGTCCAGTACGAAGGTGGCCGGGCGGATGGCGTCCATCACCTGCTCCAGCGCGCCCTTGCGCGGCTGCCAGTCGCCAAAGTCGCGATTGACGCACACGAAGTACTTCTGGAGGAACGCGCCCTTGGCGCGGCCCAGCAGCGACTGGTCGATCACCTTGCACTGGCCGAACACGTCCTCAAGGCCGTTGGACGTAAACGATCCGGTCAGGCCCCACCGGAACGGGATCTTGTCGAGCCGCGCCAGCAGCGCCTTGAAGCGTTTGCCGCTGGGGTTCTTCAACCGCGTCAGCTCGTCGAAGACGACGCCATCGAAGCTGGACAGATCCGGCAGCGACTGGATGTTATCGTAGTTGGTGACGACGATGGGCGCTGCGCTGTCAAACGCCGCTTGACGCTGCGCTGGCGTTCCGATGGCGACGGCGATGTCAAAGTCTGGAGCCCACTTGACGCGCTCGACAGGCCACACGTCCGTGCAGACGCGCTTGGGGGCCAGCACCAGCCACCGCTTGACGTGCCCCTCTGCAAGCATCTCGGTCATGGCCGTCAGCGTGATGGCCGTCTTGCCTGCGCCCACGGGGGCGAGGATCATGGCTCGGTCGCGCGCGTACAGGAAGTCGGCGGCTTGTTCTTGATAAGGACGTAATTGGAGGCCCATTCATCCACCCCTTCCTTTGACCACAAGCAAGCGTAGTGCTGTTTGAGACGCTGCATGTCCGCAGCAAAGATTCTTTGAAGCGGCGCAAGACGCCCGCCCTTGGTCTTGAGTTCCACGAACCACGTCTCGCCATAGGGCATACACGCGATCCGATCCGCCACCCCGCGCTGCGTCGGCGACCGGAACTTGTAAGTGACGCCGCCCAGCGACTGGACGGTCCACACGAAATATCGTTCGATCTCGCTCTCTTTCATAAAAAAATGTATTGCATACCCGTAAAAGATTGTCTAGTGTCCGTCAGTCAACAATCCACTGAGGTAATCTAATGGCTCAACATTCTAACATCGTCGGCGGTTCGACCGCCAAGCGCGTCATCAACTGCCCTGGCTCGGTCGCGCTTGTCGCGCAGATGCCGCCCAAGCCCTCCAGCGTCTACGCTGACACCGGCACCTTGCTGCACAACATCATTGCCGACGTCCTCGACAGCAAGGCCAAGCCGGAGGATTTCCTTGGCATGGTCTACGCCGACGTGGTCTTCGATCAGGATCTGCTGGAGCGCAAACTGTTGCCCGCGCTGGCGGCGCTGAACGAGATCGACCCCGAGCGCGAGATGGAATACGCGGTTGAAAGCATCGTCGGGTTCGGCGATCTGCTGCCCGGCGTGTTCGGGTCCGCCGATATTGTGGGGCGCATCAACGACACCGCGTATATCGTGGACTGGAAGTTTGGCGATGGCGTCCCCGTTGATGTCGAGGAGAACCCGCAGCTTATGTTCTACGCCGCTGCGGCCATGCGGACGGATGCAACCAAATGGGCGTTTGATTGCGCGACCAAGGTCGAACTGGTCATCGTGCAGCCGCCCTATGTCAAGCGTTGGGAGACGACCCCGCGCCGCATCCAGCTGTTCGAGAAAGAGCTGATCGCCGCCGTCAAGATCGCGCAGCAGCCTGATGCGCCGCTGGCGCAGGGCGACTACTGCCGGTGGTGCGCCGCCAAGGCGATCTGCCCCATCATGACCGGCGCTGCTGACCGGGCGCTGGTGGCCGCGCTGAAGGATCTCAGCATCGACCATGTGTCTGACCACCTCAAGATGGCTGACCAGTTGGAGGACTGGATCAAGGCAGTGCGGGCGCTGGCGATGCAGACGCTGGAGGCCGGTCTGCCGGTGCCCGGCTACAAGCTTGTCCCCAAGCGCGGTATGCGCCAGTGGGTCGATGAGAACAAAGCCCTTGACGCCATGCGCGCGATGGGGCTCGATGCAAAGGAATTGACGGAACTGACGATCCTGAGTCCGGCGAAGGCCGAGAAGGTGCTGAAGAAGCACAAGCTTGCGCTGCCTGCGGATCACGTCGTCACCGTCTCATCGGGCAACACGCTGGCAACCGAGGACGATCCTCGCCCAGCGACGGTGCAGATCGGCGCACAGCTGTCCGCCGCTCTTGGTAAACTCGTCTAAGGAGAAACGGTAATGTCTAATCTCACAGCATTTGGTAACGCCAACCTTCCCTCCGTCACCTCTCTCGCCAGCAGCTTGCGCTCGATCAGCGCAGGCGTCCCTGACGGCGCGGGCTCTGTCATCCTCAAGATGGACAAGACCGGCCATTGGGTGTTCGGCGCGGATCAGACCGAGATCGAGGACGACTCGACTTGGGCCATCAACCCGTTCAGCTTCGTCCACGGCTATATCGCGTGGGGCGAGGGTGAAGTTCTCGGGGAAAAGATGGTGTCAGTGCAGCAGCCGCTGCCTGAGCTGGACGCTGCGCCGCCCGCCGCCAAGCGCGGTTGGGAAGTGCAGGTCGGTATGTCCCTGAAGTGCATGTCCGGTGAGGACAAGGACATGGAAGCCCGCTACACGGTCACGTCCGTGGGTGGCAAGAAGGCGGTGCAGCAGCTCGCGCTGACCATCGCCGCCCAGGTCGACAAGGACCAGACCAAGCCGGTCCCCGTAGTGCGTCTCAAGAAGGAGCATTACATCCATAAGAGTTACGGTCGCATCTATACTCCCGTCTTTGAAGTTATCGAGTGGGTCGGGATGGATGGTGAGGCTGCGGAACCCGAGGCGGCGGAAGCCGCCACGGAAGAGGCTCCTGCTGATTCGCGTCGCCGTCGTCGCAGCGCGTAAGGAGGAGTGAAAGCGGGCGCCAGTGGTCCTCCCCCCGCTGGCGCCCGTGAGTATCTAACGCCCATGACAAATTGGAAAGATGTACCGGGCCATGAAGGCTCATATCAAGTTAGCGACGCTGGAGATGTGCGGTCTTTAGACCGCGACGTATTTTTCGCTGCGTCACATAAATCGCGCGCATATGCGCGGTTGACTAAGGGACGCATGTTGCGCCCCGGTCGTATGAGTAGTGGGCACGTATCCGTAGCATTAGGCCGAAACAATAGCCGGTGCGTGCACGAATTAGTTTTGCTGGCGTTTATTGGCCCGCCACCTGAAGGGCATGAATGCCGCCATTTGAACGGAAATCCTGCGGATAACCGTTTAGAAAATTTATGCTGGGGAACCCGCAGCGAAAATATACGCGATGCAGTGTGTCACGGAACATGGATGACAGATGCGCGCGTTGCCGGGTTGAACAAAGGCCGCGCCACTAGGTGGGGGAACAGGTGAGCATCCTATATTGTGATTTCGAAACGCGCAGCAAGTGTGACTTGCCTTCGCGGGGCGTGTACAACTACGCCCAAGACACCAGCACACAGGTGCTGTGCATGTCCTACGCCTTCGATGATGGCGAAGTGACGACCTGGACGCCGGGCCAGCCATTCCCCGCCGATGTAGCCAACCACACCGGCCAGATCCGCGCGCACAACGCCGCGTTCGAGCGTCTGATCTTCTGGTTCGTGCTGTGCCCCGATCACAAGATCCTTGAGCCCAAGCTGGAGCAGTTCTACTGCACGGCGGCGCAAGCGCGCGCCAACTGTGCGCCTGGCTCGCTGGAAGACGTGGGGCGCTTTGCTGGCGCGTCCATGAAGAAGGATCATCGTGGCTCGCAACTGATCCGCTTGCTGTCCATCCCGCAGACTGACGGGTTCTTCCGTCAGGACGACACGCTGATGGCCGAGATGATCGCCTACTGTGAGCAGGACGTGCGCGCCATGCGCGCGATCAGCAAAAGTATGCGCGATCTGTCAGATCAAGAGCTGGCCGACTACCACGTCAACGAGCGCGTCAACGACCGGGGTGTCCGCGTCGATGTGGACCTATGCGAGGCCGCGATCCGTTACGCCACCGAGGAACTGGACGAGATCCAGCAGATCGTGCGCGAGGTGACGGGCGGCGCGATCCACAGCGTCCGCAGTCCCAAGATGCGCCAGTGGGTGCTGGACCGCGTTGGGCCGCAGGCGCTGAAACTGATGACGGTCTTCAAGGATGGCGAGGCCAAGTATTCTATAGATAAATCCGTGCGCGGCAACCTTTTAATTCTTGCTGGAGAAAACCCTGATGAAGTGCCGCCTGACGTCGCTGAGGTCATACAATGTGCGGACGACCTATGGGCTTCGTCGGTCGCGAAGTTCCAACGCGCCGCTAATCTCGCTGATCGAGACGATGGACGAGTGCGTGGGGCTTTTGTCTTTGCTGGGGGTTCAGCAACGGGCCGTGCTTCAAGCTTTGGACT